GGCAAATTGGGATTATTTCAGCCGTCACTATACCTGCATTGAGGTCGAGCGGGCGATGGAGGGAAGACCATGACCAGAAAACGCGCAAGAAAGCTCCTTATGTCCATCGGCGTAAGCCGAAATCATGCGAGTGTAGGGCTGATGGAGAAACCAAAATGGAAGACAAACGCCGGTGTGGTAGAGGATGCACTAACAATTGCACTGTATACGAAACTGCTGCGGAAGCAAATGGATGATGGAGGAATAACCGAGGCGTCCGCAATCCGCATGGTAGCGATGGCGGCGAGCGACCTTTGGCTGAAGGAGGTAAATCATGGCTGAAGAATATATCCGGCGGGACGCTGCGATGAAAGCAGTGGCAAGTCAATACGGCGCGTGCCGAAGCCCGGCGCAAAATCGGCTGCTCGACGAGATCAGAAACAAGATCAGGAGAGTTCCATCTGCCGACGTTGCGGAGGTGGTGCAGGGGCAGTGGCGTGACAATGGGATTGCAGGCTCTGTGCTAGTGAAATGCACTGTATGCGGGTTTGACTGTGGCGCAAGCAGTTTTTCCTACTGCCCTGCCTGCGGGGCGAAGATGGATGGAGGGACAGAAAAATGATTGAGATGCACTGGGTGATTTTTGTGCTCGCGCTGCTGGTGTGCGGTGTGATCGGATGGGTGGTGCGCGGGGGTTGCGACAGGCGAAGGAGAGAAACGGAAAAGGAAAACGAGAAGATACTGGAGCAGTGGAGCGAGAGCTGCACAAAGCGCAGCACAGAGCACAGAGATGTAGTCACGCTGAACAAAGATTTCCACTTAACAAGAGAGGAGCTTGCAAATTTTAAGGGCGCAGCGGCGTGGCAGATGGTATCAAGGCAGGCGGCGTATCAGTTTTATGCCGAGGAGATCCGCGATTTGATCGAGATCAGGGCATCCTACGATCCGCTGCGGGACGTGATGGAATACAGAACGTTCCTGCGGGTGCTGAGACCTGGGGAGTAGAAAAAATGCAAGGGTATCGAATGAAGAACTGGATGTATTCGCTCCGTGGGCGCGGGCAGATCAGGATGCCGCCGTGCTGCTTATCGTGCAGGCACATTGAGCACCGCGAGAATTACGTTTACCCGTGACGCTGTCTGCTGGAAAAGGGCGAGCGGCTTTCGGCGGAGGAGCTGAGAGATCGCGTGAACGATGGACCGTGCAAGCGATATGAAAGGATGGAGGGCAAGAAGGATGGATGAAAAGAACTATATGATGGGGCTTTATCAGCAGCGTCCACGCGTGGGAATTGAAATGAGCGGTGTTCTGTCTTACACGGAGGATTGCCTGAGCTGCAACTCGCAGGACATTATCAAAACGGTCATGGATGGGGTGGAAAAGCTCAAGCCGAAAAAGGACTGGAACGGGGGATTCGCGGGGCGCGTTGTGGTCACGGTGGAGCTGCTGGGCGATTTGGAGGGAGATGAAGCGTGAGCAAAGCGGTACTTATCAGCATCCGCCCGGAGTGGGTGGAGAAAATTCTCAGCGGCAAGAAAACGTTGGAAGTGCGGAAAACTAAGCCGAAGCTGG